CTGAGCCCAGACCTGATCCCAGACCTGATCCCCGACCTGATCCCAGACCTGATCCCCGACCTGATCCCGAACCTGAGCCCGAACCTGATCCCCGACCTGATCCCGAACCTGATCCCGAACCTGAGCCCAGACCTGAGCCCAGACCTGATCCCGAACCTGAGCCCAGACCTGAGCCCCGACCTGATCCCCGACCTGAGCCCAGACCTGAGCCCCGACCTGATCCCCGACCTGAGCCCAGACCTGAGCCCAGACCTGAGCCCCCTTCGGCGCCGCGACGATCCGCTGGATCATCGCGGCGCCAATCGCGCCGGCCATGGGGGAGTCGAGCCAGATCACGAGCTCCGGGCCCGGAAGCCCGGCGCGCTCGTACGCGCGCCGCACGCCGGCCTCGGCTGCCTCGCGGTCGGCCGGCTGGGTGCTCAGGCCGTGCTCGAGCCACTCGTCGCGGACGACGGGGAGCAGCGCGGCCTGAGCCTCGGTGAGCTTCGTGAGATTGGCCACGGGTCAGTCCGCGACGTAGACGGGCGCCTCGGGCGCGTACTCGCGCTGGCGGCGCACGAGGTAGTCGCCCGGCTCGAGCTTGATCGTGTCGTGCTCCTCGTGCTCGACGGCGACCTCCTGCTCGACGCGCAGGAACCGGTCGGTCATCTCGTCGACGTCCGCCGGTGCGAACATCGTGACCGGGTCGTCGACGATGGCGTGGGCGTGGCCGGTGACCTCGCCGTACGCGAGCACGACGCGGCCGCGGTCGCGCTCGACCTCGCGCAGTCCCTTCGGGATCTCGGTGATGCGGGTGATGAGCACGTCGCCCTGACGTGCGTTGAACTGCTGTGTCATGTGCGTCCTCCCGGACGTGGTGGTGGTCATCGCGGGCGTTCCCACCCGACGACGCGATACGACGTGATTCGACGTCCCCAGGCGCGCGCGGTGGCGCACGACGGGACCCAGAAGTCGAGCTGGCTGCCCCAGCCGACCCGGTCGGTGACCTGGTAGAGGCGGCGGCCGGGGAGCGGGGAGCTCGTGACGCGCACGATCGTGCCGAGCCGCAGCCCGTTCATCGCGACGGCGCCTGCGCGGGTGCGTGTGCCAGCAGCGGTGATGGTGCCGCTCGATCCGGGGCAGTAGGCGGTCGACGTCGCGCGCTGCCAATCGACGGGGCGTCCCTCGGCGTCGGCGAGCAGCAGCGTGAACACGATCACGACCACGAGGCCGCCGATCCTGAGGATCGCGGCGACGAGGGTGGAGAACCTCACGCTCGGCTCCGCAGCGACTCGATGACGTCGAACACGTCAGCCGCGGCCAGGTCGAAGTCGCGGACGCGGTCCAGAACGCGCTTGCACTCAAGCTCGATCGCGACGATCGCGTGCGCGACGTGCGTTCCGTCGACCTCGCCGGTGTCGTCCAGGCGCGTACGTCGCGCGAAGGCGAGTATCTGCTGCAGCGTGCGGTGCACCTCGTCGATCGCCTCGTCGCGGTCGGTGACGGCTGGTCGGCTGTCGCCGGTGCCACGTCGCGCGGCCGCCGCGAGGTGACGGTCGGCGTGCGGCAGCCGGCCGAAGCGCATCTGCGGCTGCGGGTGGTAGCAGCACGGCGTGCCGACTCGGGCGCCGCAGGCGCTGCACTCCTCGCCGCGGGTGCCATGCTGCTGGCTGGGATCGGCTGGTGTCACGAGTGGCCTCCCTGGTCTCCTCCGGCGGCGAGCTGGGCGCGTGGCTCGGCGAGGCCGAGCGCGGTGAGCGGGTCCATGCGCGTGAGCTCGCCGGCAGCGCGCACGCCCGCGGCGACGATCGCGGCGATCTGTCGCTCGTCGAACGCGTCGTGCATCTGCTGCCAGTCGTCGGCGAGCTCGCGGCGGCGGACGGGCCCGTACTCGGGGCACGCAACCTCGAGCGTGCGTAGGCGCCGCACGCCCTGCCGGTTGAGGAACGCGAGGACAGAGGGGTGCATGCTCTCGGCGCGCTCGAGCGCGGCGAGGTCGCGGCCGGCTTCCATCGCGGCCTCGCTGTCGTAGCCGCCGGCGGGCAGGCGCGCGGCGAGCGCGCCGCGCGGCCCGAAGATCAGCTGCTCGGCCTCAGCCCACGTCGGGCGCCCAGCGTCGCGCCGCACCTCAGCGGCGAGCTCGCTCGCGCTCGGCCGGAACCTGGACCCGCGGGCGATGAGTGCTGTCAGCGCGATCCGAAGCTCGTCGGGGGAGTAGCCGTCGAGCAGCACTCGGTACGCGGTGGCGTTCTCGGGCCCGAACTCCCCTGGCCACCCGTTCAGCAGCAACGAGCAGAACCCGTCCCACTCCGTCGGCGTCCACTCGCTCATGCTGGAACGCGCTCCTCGATCAAGCTCGTGAGCGCGTCGTGCCAGCGCCTGGCGTGCTCAGAAACCGGTGGCCGGTGCTGGTCGAGTCCCTGCGCTTGTCGGCGCAGCGCCGCCTGCAACAGCCCGGCGGCATCGACGCGGCGCAGGCCACCGCGGGCACGCCACTGCACGACGGTCCGCGCAGCAGCGACCGCATCCTGGTCGCGCCACTGCTCGGCGACCTGCGAGACGGTCAGCTCGGCGACGAGCAGGCGAGGTGTCGCGGTGCGCAGGATCTCGACGACCTCCCCGACAGGATCGTCTTCCTGATCTGCTTCCCCCCCGCGCGCGACAGGAAGGGCTTGCGGAGAAGAATGGGTGTTCCCTGGTAGTTCTCTCGGACAGCCATGGCTGTCCGTTCTAGACCGGACAGCCTGGCTGTCCGGTCTGAACTCCGGGTTGAGGGTCTGCGCGAGCAGCTTGTAGAGGACCGTCTGGCCCTGCCCGCGGCGACGGCGGGTGACGAGGTCGTGCTCCTCGAGCGTTGCGAGATCGTCGCGGACGCGCTTCGTCGAGCAGCCGACTTCTTCGGCGAGCCGCTCCTGCGAGGGCCAGCAGTCACCGGTGCGGTAGTCCGCGTACGAGGCGAGCACGAGCAGCAGCAGCCGTGGGCGCTGCGGGAGGCCGACGCGCTTGCCGGCCTCGCGCGCCCACGCGGCCAGGTGCGGTGGCCCCGGCGCGACATCAGCGCCGGTCACTCCGGGCTCGAACAGATGCTCGGCAACGGCGCTCACGCGACGTTCCCCGGGAGCAGCTTCGCGGCGGCGCGCGCCTCGAACCGCAACGCGTGTGCACGACGGCGCGCCGTGCCGTCGACGGCGCCGACCTGGGCAAGGCCTTCGACTGCGAGCAGCTCAGCGTCGAGCTGCGAGAGCACCGCGCGCAGCCGTCCGCCGCGGCCGCGCTGATGCGCGCGGCGCCGTCGACGGTTACGAGCGAACGCGTGTTCGACACGCGGCTCTGTCGCGTCTACGATTCCGGCACGCACGCACGGTCCCTCCTCCTGCCTGAGATCAGCTGGGTCGTGATAGGGAGCCTCGGTCGCTGAGACGCGGCCGAGGCTCCTGTCGTCTACGAGGGATGGAGCCGGCGCGCCGAGCACAGCACCCCGTCCGACGGGCTGCCTCCCATGCTCAGCGCGCGCGGCTCCTGGGGGGACTGGGCCCGTCATCGGGGCGCCCGGGGGGCGGGCGGCCCGCTCACGGGCCCGGCCGATCACGTCCGGAGTCATCGTTCGCGGTCGAAAGACGCGCAGCTCGGGGCGGGTGTCGGCTGAACGCATCCGGTCCCCTGCGTCACGCTTCCGACGCACCACAAGCAACCGCTCGTGACACACCACGAGGGCGATTGCCGCGAACAGGCTCCCGAGCAGCAGCCACGACGACGCCGTGCTCATCGCGATCACGATCACGCCGCGGCCTCCTTGGTGTGCTCGGTGTAGAACCACGCGACGTCTACACCGATGAGTTCCGCGAGCGCCACGAGGTTCGTATCGCTGGGCCTGTGGGCACCACGTTCCCACTTGCTGATGAGCATCTGATCGACCTGGAGACGCTCGGCGAGACGGCGCTGGGTGAGTCCTGCAAGGGCACGAGCGCGCCTGACGTTGATGGCGATGGTGGCTCTGGGGTGACAAGCAGCTTGACTAGGCATCTTGTTGCGACCATAGTGGGTAGATCGCAACTAGTCAAATCAAGCCCACAAAGTCGCCCACTGAGCGGGAAATCCTGCGCCGTAGGTTCGAGCTCATGGCGAGCGAGCTTCAGCTGCGAATCGGTCAGCGGATCAAGGCGCGGCGCGAGGAGCAGGACCTCACGCAGCGCGAGCTCGCGGAGCTCATCCCAGGCAAGTCCGACGGGAATCAGGTCTCCGGGTGGGAGCGCGGCGAGCATCGACCCAGCGACGCGACCCTCGAGCACATCGCGTTCGCGCTGGAGGTCGACGTCTCCTACTTCATGGCGCCGGAGCCGAGTTCGGAGATTCCCGACGTGATGGGCGCGCTGGGCGACGGAGATCGGCTGCGGCGCATCGAGCACAAGCTCGACGAGCTGCTCGATCTACTCAGGGAAGGGCCCGAAGGTGACGCCGCTGACCCGGCTGCGACTTCGGGGATGCCCCGGCCGCCGAGGCCTCCAGGTCTTCCGCCCAGCGACGAAGCTCCCGAGCGAACGGATGACGAGGATCTGGGGGAGGGTGCTCGGCGAGAAGACGCCGGGTGAGCACCACGAGTTCAAACGCTGTTCGGGCCTCCCACTCCTGCGCGTCTTCACCGCTCATCGGACCACCGGGCCTACGCTCGCACGCCAGCGCCGACCTGGCGTCGCACTAGCGGACGGGTGTCCGAGCGAGCGCTGCCGTAGTTCTCGCAGTTTGCGTGCGATTGTTCTGAGGCTCCGCCCAGAACGAGGTGCCCCAAGGTGCCCTTGCCCGGGGTGACGGGTTGCCGCGGACTCCATTGGTCGGGTAGCGTCGCGCCATGATCCGCATCCTGATTGCCCTGCTGCTCATCTCGCTGACGGTGACCGCAGCCGCCTGCGATACCACGACAACCGAAACCGGTGTGGACGCAGGCGCAGCCAGCGACTCAAGCGATGAGGGCGCGAAGCCCGAACCGAAACTCAAGCATCGTCTGACGTGCTCCTACGACCTCGGAGAAGTCGGCGCGAGTGGCTTCGAGAACATACGCATCATCGCCGGTGGCGAGCTCGAGAACACCGGCAACATCGGTGTCGTTGCGCGCGTCACGTTCACTTGGGACATGGTCGGACAGGCGGATTACAAGGTGAGGAAGACCTACCGGGTCAAGCGCGGCCAGACACGCGAAGTCGACTACGCCGAGGGCGTCGGGCAAGACTTCATCACGGCCCACCAGGCCGGAAGCCAGGACTGCACGGCGCGCGCGAAGATCGTCGACACCTTCGGTAGCGCGAAATAACGCACCGCCCTAGAACGACGAAAAGGCCCCCGACCAGGCTCGCCCGTGGGTGGGCGGTCTGGTCGGGGGCTGTCCCTTGAGGAGGATGGGTGGCGCTACATGCGGTAGAGCGGCGGACTCAGGCTTTTTTTTGGTGTTGGGTTCGTAGGTGGTCGTGGTGTCAGAGGCCGCGGTGGAGGTCGCGTGCGAGGCGCTCGCGCGCGGTCCGGACCCTGAGCAGTGCGACGCCGAGCACGCCGTGCGCTTCCTCGAGCAGCTCGAGCGTGTCTCTCGTCGGCTGTGTCGAGCGTCCGAGCGATCGGACCGCGTCCATCTTCGCCGGCAGGTCCACCGGCAGGTGCACGTCGAGGTCGCGCAGCAGATGGGGCAGCTCGTCATGCACGGCCCGGATTATCCGGGCCTGATCGGATCGACCATCGGACGCGCCCGGGTCCTGCCGCCGGCTGCGCGGTCCTCGAGCTCGCGCAGGCGTTCGTCGTGGTCTTCGACGACCTGGTGCACGAGCGGGAGCAGCTCGAGCAGGTCGACGGCTTGGATCACGCGGTGCAGCAGCCGGCTGGCGGGGAGCAGGAAGCGCCGCCAGAGCTCGGTGAGGATCGCTGCGGCGGTGCCCCACAGGATGATCGCTTCGGCGCCGCCGGCGAGCTCGCTGATCGCGGCGACCGCGGCGCCGGCGGCGGCTGCGAGCGCCGCCGGGGTCATGTGCGCACCGGGCCGCGGCGGGTGCATCTCACGTCACGGCTGGTAAGCGTGTGGCGGCGTCGGATGGCGCGGCGTTCGGGGAGGCCGTGCGGGCGGCCGTGCGCTCGCCACCAGTTCAGCTTGCGGCAGGTGTGGCGGTCGACTGCGGTGACAGCGGTCGGGCCGTCGTGGAGCTGGCGCATGAACACGTCCCACGGGAAGCTGGGGGCGACGTCGGTGTGGTTGTTGCCGCACTCCAGTGCGTCGTGGTCGGTGACGCCGAGCTTGTCCTCGCAGCCGTCGGGGTCCACGCGGGTGGCGGGGAGGCCACGGGCGCGCAGGCGGTCCCTGACGATGTCGGCGAGGGTCCCGCGCTTGATGAGCGGCGCGTTGAGCCATTGCTCGCGGGTCTCGAGGCCGGTCGCGATGATCTCGATGCTTTCCGAGGTTGAGTTGAACGCGCCTTGGGTCCAGGCGTTCTTCTCCCAGGGCACCATCTGCAGGCAGTGCGCCTCGAAGTCGACGATCAGGTGAGATGAGCCGCGGCGCGTGCGGTGGAAGTAGTCGCGCACCCCGTACACGTCGCCCCAGCCGAGGATGTTCGCGCTGACGGTGTAGTGCAGCTTCACCGACATCACCTTCTCGCCGGGCCGGCGGTCGTTGTAGACGTGGCCGGAGAAGTCCTGCTCGCACGTGTAGCTCTGCGCGCCGCCGACCGGCAGCGGCGCAGTCACCGCCGGCAACTCGACCGCAGCGGCGTGCTCGCGGGCCTCGGCGGAAGCGAGCACCGGTGCCGGCACACTCGGCGGCGTTTCGTCGCGCAGCACCGAGGCTGCGGGCGCCGGCGCGGACCCCGTTGGCGCGGCCTGCAGATCACCGGCCGGCGCCTCCGCTTTCACGGTGACGGTGACGCGGTCCGGCCGGCCGTCGTGGTCCTCGTCGCTGACGGTGACGACGATCGTCACGAGGGCGCTGATGATCAGCAGCCCGGCGATCAGTTCACGGGCGTACGGGGCCGCCGCGTCCCGCAGGGCGCGCAGTAGACGTCGCATGGGTGTCTCCCGAGTGGGTTAGGGCTTGCGGCGCGGGCGGATCGCGAACGCGCCAGCGCGAATGCACTGCTCGCGTGCGACTGCCCGCCAGTCGATAGTCAGCGCGGCGCGAACGGCGCGCACCGTGAGGCGGTGCAGCAGCGGGATCACCGCGGTGCCCCCTTTGAGCGTCAGGTTTCGTGTGGTTCTTCGGGGCGGCTCATCCCACCCTGACTGGCCTGGCCGCGATCCATCGCGACAGGAACGTTCCCGTCGCTCCAAGCGTGGTGCGGTACTGAAGTTTGAGGACGTCAGCCGCCGTCCGGCCCGTGAAGCGCAGTGTGCGCGATCCCGCGGCGCCTTGTGACTGCGCGGCGGGATTGCCGACCGCTTGGCTGATCGCCTCCGCGTCTGAGGTCGCGGCGGCGGCGATCTTCACCGAGGTCCAGAAGCGGTCCTGCGCTGTGCCCTCCATCGTCGCCCCGTAGGGAACGTCGTAGTCGCCGCCGAGCGGTAGCGTGATCGACGGCCCGACGGTCGCCAGGTCCACGTAGCTTGTGCTCGCGGTGGTCTGGCTGGCGGCAACGGCCGAGACGAGCGGGGCCCCGCCGACGAACTCCCACTTGTACGCGGACGCCGATGCGGCCCGGTAACGGAGCCGCCACACGACCCCAGCCGTGGCGTCCGCCACGTAGAAAATCTCCTGCCCATCAATGGCCGGCGACGGCAGAGCGGAGACCACGGGGATGGTGGCGGTGCGCTCGAGCGTCGCGATCCGCGCGCGCAGATCACCGAACAGCGCGATGAGATCGGGGGGGATGTGGTAGTCGCTCATACGACCTCGACTGCGAGCGACGCGCGCAGCGCTGCTTCCTCACCCGGTGCCTGCGGGTCTTGAACCTCGAAGACCTCGAGACCACTGTCGTCGATCGCCACCGTGATGCCGTTCACCCGAACCTGCACGTCCTCTGTGAATGCCTCGCGTCGGACGTAGAGCCTTATGGTGTCGCCGAGCCAGAAGTCATCCCACGGGCTCGGGGCGAGCGCGGGCTCCGGTGCGAACGTCACCGTCTTGATCGGGTCGGGGCGAAGCAGAGCGAGGGCCTTGTCGTCCAGCGTCGCCTGCTCGATGACGTCGGTGTAGGACGCCTGCGCAGGCCACCTCCCGTATTTGAGGATCGAGGTAGCGTCGCTCTTCTGCGCAATCAGGCCGTTACCGCCGATGACTGTCACGACGTTGACGGGGGGCTGCGTGGCGCGTTGCACGCTGCGCACGTTGCCCAGGGTGTCGGCGCCGTACTCGAAGCGCGCGGACGGCTGATCGACGCCCTGTCGAGGCACTGCGTTGAAGTACGCGCGCGTCGCGCCCTCGTCAACGAACGTCTCGTAGAAGTCGTAGCCGTCGAGGACGGCCGACAGGTCGATGATCGCCTTCCCCACATTCGCGTGCTGGTAGGTTCGATCGCGCGTCTTGCTGGCCGTGATTCCACCGGCGGTTGTCGCGATCCCCGTCGGCGAATCCGTGTTCGTGGTGTCGATCAGGGACTTCGCGATCAGGCCGGCATCGGTCGCCGTGAACGCGACTGCTGCGGCGGTGAAGCGCCCGGTGCCGGAACCGTCGCCGAGCAAACGCGCGAACGGGGAGCGGAACACCAGATGCAACGCGCTGGCCTCCTCCGCCTCCTCCGTGAACGGCGCGAGCTGCCCATTGAAGCGCAGAACCCCGTCGCGGTAAGCCTTCAGCGCCGGGATGCCCGCATTCGCGAGCGCGTCGAGCAGCCTGGCTGCCGCGTCGTCCTCGTGAGCGATCGTGCAGGTCGCCTCAGCGTAGGTGTTGCGCCGGAACGTGAGCCGGCGGCCCGCGGCCGTCGTGAGCTCGGCGAGGTTGACACCCGCATGGTCGGTGAGTAGAAACGACCACGGCACGTGCTTAGAAGCCCATCGTCCAGACCCAAAGTTTGCGGTCGCGCACGGAAACCGACTGCCCGAGGAACTGCACGCTCACGTCATAGGTGCCGGCCGCCGCGAAGATCGCGCACGGCCCACCCCGCTGTTGCTGCGATCCATCGTAGTCCGACGCCGCGACAAGCTGCCCAGTTGTCACGTCCCCGCCGTAGTCAGGGCCAGTGGATAACATGATTGACGACAGACCAACCGAGCCTGATGCCAGCGGGCGGTACTTCCCAAGACCAGCACCCGCGCCGCCGCCGCTGAAGTCCGCCTCCTGAATGGTCGGAAGCGAAGGCTCATTCACCGCTGTTTTCAGATGGTTTGCCCCTATGAAGATCGCGGCCTTCGAGACGCCGGGATTGGTCGTCTCCTTCCAGCGTGCCTGGTAGGCGACGAAGATCAGGCCATCTGTCGGCAGGACCACATTCCGTACGCGGTCGGGTGTGGTCAGCAGCCCATAGGCCGCGTTGTTGCGTGTCTCCTCCGTGGCGATGATGGATTTGCCTCCGGCACCGCCGCGCCATAGCGGTGTACGGCGGTCGTCAATCTGCGAGTCCGTGATCGAGGTATCCGCTGCGGGCACGTTCACGACGGCGAGCGCGATTGCTGAGGTGGGCAGGGTCGGTGTGCCATTGACGCCGAGCGCGTCCGTCGCGGCGGCGCCGGCCGTTGCCGTGCCGGTGATGACGCGCGTCTGCGCGAGGTTCGAGCCGCTCGCGTCGTGCTGGTGATCCTTGATCTCGAGCACAACGAGGTCGTTACGCGGCAATGTGGCGTGAGCCGCGGTGATCGTCTCGTTTATCACCGACGCGTGCGGTGCGATGGTGTAGAGACCCTGCAGCGTCACGGCATCGCCCTGCACTCTGGCGCCGCTGCCGGTGCTCGCGGCAATATCAACGCTCACGTTCGCGCCAGCGGCGCGCTGACTTACCGCGTACGACCCCGAGCTGATGATGCCCTCGTCCGCGACGCCCTCGAACTGGCGGCGTAGGTCGATGGCGTCGTAGCCGGGTGTTGTGCCGACGCCTTGCTGGGTCCAGGGGCCGTGGCCGAGTGCCGGGCCGATCGTCGTGGTCATGTGTATGCGCTCCGGTAGAGGACGTCGCAGCGGGCGACGGTGTCGAACGTGCCGGCGAGAAGCTGGATCGTGCTGGCGCCCCGCGGTAGGTCGAACCAGGTTGTGTTCGCGGCGTCGAGGAAGTTCAGGACCGAACTCGTCCCGTTGACCTTGATCGTGCGCTGCGCAACGTCGATCTCGAGGTAGTCACCGGCCGCGATCGTGCCGGTCAGTGCGATCCGCGAGGTGCTGCCAACCAAGAGGACCTGCGGGTTCACACACATCCCGTAGACGCGGAAGATCGGAGGTGTCGGCCGGTTGCCGATGTTGTTCACGGCGACGGCGCCACCGGCGCTCGCGGAGAACGTGATCGGCATGGTCCGCGGCCATGTCCAGCCGCCGGGGGCGGTGCTGATCGTCCCGCCCGTCGCCGTGTTCAGCGTCTGCGAGTACGCGCGCGGGTCCTCGGCAAGCAGCTGCGCTTGGTAGGCGAGCAGGTTCGCGCCGACCTCGACCGGGGGCTCAACCTCGCCGTACAGCTTCACGGACGCTTGGAGCGCGAGGCCGCTTTCCTCGGTCCATTTCAGCAGAGCTGCGCCCTCATCGAGCGTCTGGAGCATGGGGGTTGTCAGCGTCCGGAACTCCGCGAACGCGTCGGCTGGTGAGACGGTCGAGTGCACGCGACCTTCGAGCACGACCAGGCGCCCGTCGGTCCAGCGGGTGTCGTTGATCTGGCCGTGCGCCGTCGGCCGGGAGCGCACGACCTGTCGTGGCGACTGGATACCCGACAGGCCGATGGCGCGGTGGATGCGGCGCTTACCGGTCGGCTGGTGGAAGTCGACCGGTGAGCCGGAAGCGTCATTGAGCGTGATCGCCGAGAACACCGGCTAGCCCGTCGTCGCGATCCGGAAGGCGAGGCGCTCCGCGAACGAGCGGGCCTCCAGGTGACTGCCGATCTGCGCGTGCTCGATATGCACGAGTGCCCCGCCAGCGAGCTCGTGGTTCGGTGTGACTCGCGAGCCGCGACGCAGGTTGACGATCTCGGGTCCGGACTCACCGACGACGTATGGGCCGCTTCGTCCGACCATGCCGCCTTTCTCGAAGAAGCCGAGATGCAGGTGCAAGCCCGAGCCGACGTCGTGGACGAGCAGTTCGGCGAGTTTCATGTGCGATCGCGCCCACGCCTGGGCCTGGTACATCTTGCTCACCGGGCCGGCGAGGTCTATCGCGCCGGGGTTGCCGGGTGAGCCGTGCGTGTGGAGGCTGTTCGGGACGCCGCCGACCGCAGCGTTGTGCTGCGGGGTGCGGTAGCCGGACGTGACGTGCAGCCCGAACATCGAGGCGACCTTTCCGGCCTGTGCGAGCGTCCCACCAGTGATCGACCCACTGCCGCCGGTGCCTTGCAGGATCGACGGGACGCTGCCGCCGGGGTCGCCCTTGCCGCCCTTCTTTGCCTTCAGCTTCGTATCCGACAGGAACGACTTGATCGCCGCGGCGATCTTCTCGACCTTCAACAGCGACTCGGCCAGGCCGGACACGAACGCGTCGCCGAGGACCATGCCCGCCGTCTCGTAGTCGACGCCGAAGCTCGCGAACAGCTTCATCACCCTCTTGTGCGCGGTCGCTTGCGACGCGCCCTCCGTCGCAAGCGACGTCTGGAGCGCGGTGAGGCGGCTCTCGAAGTGCGTGCGCTTGAGGGCGATCTCCGCGTTCAGTTGGAGGCGCTCGTCGGCGGCGCGCTTCTGGAGCGCGGCCATCGTGATCGCCGTCTCCGCGTCCAGTACCGCCTTCTTGGCAGCGAGGATCGCCTGCGGGTCGCCTGCGGTCGTCGCCGCCGTCAGGCCCTTCTTGGCCTCGGCGAGCGTGTTCATCCGGTCGATTTGCGCGATGTTGTCCTGCCAGATGCGGAGCTGGTGCTCGGCCGGCGTCTCCTGGCCGGCGAACATCTTGTCGAACGCCGACAGCGCGCCCGAGGCCAGCGACCCCCAGGCCGTGTTGAACGCGCCACGCTTCGACTCGATAGTGGTCCGTGCCCGCTCGACGGCGGCGGTGATCGAATCGCTGAGCGCCTGCGGCAACGCGGCAGACCCCGTGACCCAGCCCTTGAGCGCGCCCTCCGCAAGCGGCTTGCCGATGTACTTCTCACCGCCGTGCTCCACCGGCGAAAACGGATTGAGACTTTCCAGCACACCCTTCAGCGTGGACTCAAGCTTCGACTTCAAGGCGGCGAACAGGCCGCCGAGACCGCTGAGCACACCGTCGATGATCTTCTGGCCGATCGTCCTGGCGCCCTGAAGGACGGACTCACCGATGCTGGTCAGCCCGCTCCGGACCTTCTCGAGTACCCAGCCGCCGACAGCGGCCAGGCCGCTGAGCGCCGCTCGCACCCCGTCGATCATTCGGCCGAGCAGCCACTTCCCGACCGTGAGGTAGGCGCTGGCGTGGGCTTTGATCGCGTCGTCTATGTGCGACAGCACCCAGCCGGCGGCCGTGACGAGTAGGCCGGGCAGGAGTTTGATCCCGTCCGCGACCTTGCCGAGTAGCCACTTGCCGACCGTGAGGTAGGCGCTGGCGTGGGCTTTGATCGCGTCGTCTATGTGCGACAGCACCCAGCCGGCGGCCGTGACGAGCAGGCCGGGGAGCGCCTTGATGCCGGCGACGAGCCCTTGCAGGATGCCCTGCCCGGCCGCCTTCATCTTCGCGGGGATCTTGTCGAACTCGCGGAAGAACCCGACGACCGCGGCCGCGCCGATCTTGAGCGCGTCCCAAACGGTGTTCACGATGTTGCGGAACGTCTCGCTCTCGCGGTACGCGACGACAAAGCCCGCCGCGAGAGCGGCGAGCGCGAGCGCGATCAGTACGAACGGATTGGCGGCCATGACCGCGTTGAGCGCGGCCTGCGCCCCGGTCATCAGCGCGGTGATCGCGGCGCTCGCCTTCATCGCAAGGTTCACGCCGAGCAGCGTCGCAGTCAGGCCAACCAGAGCGAGGCCGAGGATCTTCGCGAGCTTCGGGTGCTCCTGAAGGAACGAGCCGACCTCAGCGGCGATCTTCGCGAGTGATTCCAGCGCCGGGAGCAGCGCGGAGACGAGGCCGCCCGCCACGTCCTCGAAAGAGTTGCGCAGCTTGCTGAGCTGGCCGGGGAACGTCTTGCCCGCGGCTTCGGCGCTGCCGCCGAACTCCTTTTGCAGTTCGGCGAGCACGATCTTCTGTGCGCCCATCGTGTCACCGGACGCGACCATCGCCTTGATCTGGTCCTTCTGCGCGTCGGTGAACGTCACGCCCTGCTTCGTCAGCTTCGACAGGCCGGCCGCGGGGTCGTTCAGCGCCTTACCCAGACTCATGGCCGCGGTCTTCACATCAGTGCCCATCGCGGTCGCCATGTCGGCGGCGGCCTGCGTGGTCTGGTTGAAGATGTCGTTGCCCTTGCCGGCCTCGTTCCTGATCCCCGTGAACGTGAGCAGCAGGTTCTCGCCGGACTGGATCGCTTCGTCGTCGATCCCGGACTTGCGGCTGATCGCACCGGCGAGCTTCTCAACCTCGCTGCTGGTGATCTTCGCCGCACCGCCGGTGGATTTCAGCACCGCCTGGGTTTGCGCGGTGACCTTCTGGCCTTCGGCGAGCTCCCCGAACCCGGCCTTCGCGGCGACCGCGAGACCGGCGCCGAGCGCGAACCCCGCGGTCTTCGCGGCGGTCGACAGCCCGCCCAGTCCCTTGCCGGCCTTGTCGCTCTCGCCTTTGACGCGGCCTGTTGCCTTCTCGAGGCTGGAGGTGTCACCGATGAACTCGATAACGAGACGGCGTGACGTGGCCATGGTTCACCTCCTGCGGGTGTTGAGCTTGTTTAGGTAGTCGTGAACGTCCGACCACTGGTCGGGTGTCAGGTCGCCGAGATCACTGGGGGAGAGTCCGAGGACGTGTCCGAGGACGGGGGTCCAGAGTCCTGCGGGGTTGTCTCCGGGCTGCCACTCTCTGCGGCGTCGTCGGCCGCGGCGGTAGGGTCCGGCTCGCCGTCGGGGACCTGGACGGTGATCGCCCCGGCCGCCATGTCCCACAACTCGTCGAGCGTGGGGCGGTTGCGGCCTTTGCGGCGCACGGCGATGTGCGCCAAGGCGACGAGCACGTCATTGTCGCCGCTCTCGATCGCGTCGAACATCTCGCCGCCGCGGACGCCGGCGACCTGCTTGATCAGGTGCAGCTCACGGTTTGTGAACGGCGGCGCGACCTCATACGGCTCGCCGTTGATCGTCAGTGTCAGCGCATCGCTGCTGTCGGTGCTCGTGCTCATCCCGGGTCTCCTTGGAAGGTGTCGGCGAAGTCGTCGAGCAGCTGCTCGGTGGCGCGCAGCACGTCATCGCTGCGGTTCTCCAGCGCCGGGTACAGCGACGCTCTGGGTCCGAACTCCCCGCCGCCGCGCCCCTCGAACTCCAGGCGGCGCGGGTACTCGTAGCCGCGGTGGGCTGCACCGGAGCGCACGCCGGCGCGGCCCGACAGCGCGAACGGCTTGATCCCGCTGATCAGGTCCCCGGATGCGCGGAGCCCCTTGCTCTCGGCGATGCCGCGCGCTTCCACGGCGACGATCCCGGCGCTCGCGCGCAGCTGCTCGCGCAGGTCTTTGCGTAGCTGCTTGTCGGCTTTCCCGAGCGCCCGGTCGAGCTGTTTGAGCCCGCGCACCCGCACATCGAGTTCGCCCATCTAGACGGTGTTGCGGGTCAGCCCGGCCTGCGCGGCGTTGCGGAACGTGACCGTCGTCGTCGCCGCGTCACCGACCGCACCGTCGATCGGGTTGTACTCGAACAGCAGGCACGTCAGGTCGTACCGCGGGTTAGTCGCGGAGACCGCGGCGTTCGTCGCCTTCACCGTGACCACGAACGGCGTGTCCGATGTCGACAGCGGCCACAGGGTCGCGTCGAGCTCGCCGGCAGCGAAATCCTGGAAGCACTCGCAGCTGATCGTGGCGTCACCGAGCCCTGCGATCGTCTCCTTGTTCGCGGCACCGAACGCCGTCACGTCGACTTCGTCGCGGGAAGTCTCGATCGTCACCTGCCCGATGTGATCGGAGAGGTCGACCGCGTTGATCGTGATCACCGAGGTCTTGAGAGTCAGCTTCGCCATGTTCTACTCCTTCGTGCGTGGGGTCGGCTTCGTGCTGGCAGGCTTGGCCGGCGCGATTCTCTGAATGTGGCCCGCCTGGGTCAGGTGGGCCTCCTGGTCGAGTGGGAGCGTCGCCCGGAACTTGCTGCCGGGCTCGTGGCCGCACACCGCGTGCGGCCCGACGACCTTGTAGTCGCGCTCCTCCACGGGCGGTGGGGCCGGCTCGAGCGCGGCGCTGGTCTCGTCCGGTGTCCAGACCCAGCTCACGGCTTGGTGACCTGGACTGCGGCGACGGTGACGCTCGTCACGCCGCTGTAGGTGATCGCCGCGAGCCCGTCGGACGGATCGGCGAAATGCTCGGCAGGCAGCGGGCCGATCATCCGGTCGCCGGTCGTTGCCGGCACGGACACCGACACGTCAGCGACCGCCAGGCCGATGACGTTCCCCGGTGTCGCGATCGTGACGGTGATCGCGCCGCCGCCGGCGTTCTTGACGTGCAGGAACGTGTCCGTGGACGGCAGCAGCTTGTCACCGCCGCCGGCTGCTGCGGCGTAGGACGGGGCGAGCCCGGTTCGGCTGATGGACTGAATAGCGAGAGTGGCGATACGTCATCACCCTTTCGTAAGGTGTGGGAGGACATGGACAGCCGCACACGAGTAGTGGGGCGGAGCGTCAGCGATATCTCGGATCGCTTCTGGGCGAAGGTCCGAAAGGATGCCGCTCTTGGTGGCTGCTGGGAGTGGCAGGGCTACCGACAGTCGAGCGGTCACGGACGGTTCAGACTGGACGGCAGAAGCTGCTCTGCACATCGCGTTGCGTGGTGGCTCGAGCACGGCCAGATTACGCCGGGGCTGTTCGTCTGCCATCGCTGCGACAACCCGCCGTGCGTCAACCCCGACCATCTGTTTCTTGGTACCCAAGCCGACAACATCGCGGACATGTGGGCCAAGGGACGCAACGGTCGCGGGAACGCCCGCCTCACTGCGGACCAAGTCCTAGCTATCCGCGTCGCGTACGCCGCCGGCGAATCTCAGCAAGCCGTTGCTGAGCAGTTTCGGCATGTCGCAGAGACAGATCAGCAACATCGTCAGGCGACGACAGTGGCAGCACGTCGCCTGATGCGTATTCAGCCACTCGCCAATACCTCGATTTCCCACTCGGCGCCGAGCACGGCGGCCTGGCCGGCGCGGTTGTAGAGGCGGTAGCCGGTGCAGCGCTTGACGTGCAGGTCGTCGCATGCGCCGCCGAGCGTCGGTTCGGCTTCGATTGCTGCTTTGACGCTGTCGACGCCGGACGGGGCGAGCATCTTGTCGAGGCGGATCTGCGCGCCTTTGTCGCTGGTGAACCCGACGAACACGCGGACGGTCAGGTTCCAGCGATCCAGGCCGCGGCCCATCGCGAGGTCGTACTCGATCTCACCGGGTTGCACCTCCGCTGCCGGTGGCGTGGGGTTGGCCAGCAGGTACGCGGACTGCTGCACACCGTTGAGCGTCTCGAGGTTCGCTGCGATCCCTTCGCGGATCGCTTGGAGCGTCGTTGCCATCAGGCGATCACGAGGTCGCGCATGTAGCTGCCGGTGAGCAGTTTCACGTCCGGGTCGAAGCGTGCGATGTGGATCGCGGCGGCGGCGTCCAGGCCGGCCGCGATGACTCCGAACGGCGCTTCGCGCGCGCGGCGCAGCAAGCGTGAGGCGAGCACGAGCGTCGCTTCCTTGATTGCTTCGGGTACCGCGACCCAGCCGAACTGGCCGGTCAGCCTCACCGACCGCTCGTCATCGGGCAGCCACCGGCTGCCGGACGAGCGAACACGGATCGTCGTCCACGGCCAGTTGTCGGCGGTCGCGTTGAGCGGCTCAAGCACGAAATCCGTGTTCAGGACCCACGTTGTCTCGAACGTGCCGTCACCATCGTCGTCGCTGGCGAGCGCGGTGAACGTGACGAGGTCGTCGATCCGTAGCGACACCGCCGCCTGCGGCGAGTAGTAGCGCACCTGGGTGGCGTCGGCATCCTTGTAGAACCGGCGTTCGCAGAGGTTGTCCAGTGCGCGGGACGCCGCGGTCAGCGCGAGCGTGACGTCCGCGTCAGCGAACGACTCGCCCGACAGCTCCAGCGTCGACTTCAGCTCAACGGCGGTCGCGTATTCGTTCGCCATGGGTCAGGCGGTGAGGTAATCGCGGACCTGGAACGTGAACGACGGTGTCGTGCCGGCGATCGTCCACCGCACGCGGTAGGTCGGCGCTTTCGCGGCGAACACCTTCGTTTTCTTCGCGGCCGCGGTGATCTGCGTGAACGCGTCCGGCGGGTCGGCGGTCATCCAGGTCGTCCCGCCGTCGTGCGACCACTCGATCGTCATGTCGAGAGTTGGGGTGGTGCCGGACGCGGCGGTCACGTCGACGGCCAGGGAGACGTCCTCCCCGAGACCGTCGAGCGTGATCGCGGATGACGTGCCCGTCGTCGTTCGTGCCGCGGACGCGACGACCTCACGGGGCGCCGCGAACGCCATCATCCCGACGCCTCGACGGTCACTGAGTAGGTGAACGACGGTGTGGCGCCGGCGATCACCGACCGTGACCGCAGGTGCCGCGCGCCGGGTAGGGACGCGCGTACCGTCACGGTGGTCGTCAGGTTCGATGGGGCGGTGCCGATCTGGCCGACCTTCGCGCCGTTCGCGCCGATCGTGCCGAGCTCGTACCAGGTGGCCCCGTCGTTGGAGCCCTCGACGACGACCGTCATCGTCGGGGTGGTGCCGGACACGGCGGTCACGTCGACCGTGACGTTGGCGTTTGCGCCTTCGCCCGCCTCAACGCCGGCTCCGGTCGTCGACGCGGTTTCGGCACTGGACGCCTTCAGCGTGATGTCTGCGCGGCGGATCTGCCGCTTGAGGCCGTCGGAGAACTTAGGCATCTGTGACCTCCTCGCCGGCGGCCTCAGCGTCCGCCGGCTCGTCCGCCGGCTCGTCTGCCGGCTCGTCGGTGGGCTTGGCGCGGCTACGGCCGCGGGCGGGCTTGTCACTGAGGAGGCCATGCGCCTTCGCGGTGCTGACGTCGACGCGGTCGCCGGGGACGTGCACGTGCACGACCCCGGCGACGACGACGCGATGGAACTCCGTGACCTGGAGGTACTCCTCCGAGACTTGCTCGGCGGACCCCTTGTTGGAGATGTCGATGCTGTTGCTCATCGTTGTCATCCCCCGATCACATGCCGGTGACGGCCGCGAACGCCTTCGGCTGCCACGCCGCGAACGCGGCGCGCAGCTCGGCGAGCAGCGCGACGCGCCGCTCGGTGAAGAAGCTGGCGTGCGAGTCGGACGCGGACACCGATACACCGGAGCGGACCCAGAGGACCGCGCCCTGCTGGAAGTTGCCGACCAGGCTGGTGTTCTGCGCGATCACGGTCGAGACCGAGGTCGGGAATCCCCACATGGTGCGGGACTCCTGCTGCGATGCCGGCCCGAGCAGGTAGGCGCCGTTGGCGTCCTTCTCGAAGATCGCCTCCTCGTAGTCGGACGGGTGCAGCAGCAGCGCGTCCGGCTCCCCGAAGAAGTTCAGACGGGTCTGCGTGACGCCCTTGTGGATCGCCTCGATCCGCGGGTCGGTGCCGCGCGCGACCGACGCGATCCCGGACGTGTTCAGGATCCCGCGGAGGTTCTCGCCGGCGCCGTCACCGGACACCAGCTGCGACTCCAGGCGACGCTCCACGCCGTTCTGGAGGCGCCCCTCGAGCAGCGCGCGGATCTGGCCGGCGTCGGCGAGGTTGCGGCGGTGAGCGGGCGTGAAGTGCGTGATGTCCCGCACCGGCGCCTGCCGGTTGGTGTAGACGTACGTCGCTTCCGCCGCGGCGGTGCCGGGCGCTGTTTCTGCGGCCGCGTCCGTGCGGGTGGTCTCCTCGATGAAGTCAACCTGGTCGGAGTCGGTGGTGGTGACCTGGATCAGGTCCAGGAGCTTCACCATGCGAACGGGGACCGGGACGATGAAGTCGCGGCGGAAGTCGTCGACGACGATCGACGCGACGTCGGCTGTCGCGGCCATCATGCCGCCCGCGGACAGCGCCCGAACCGTCTGGTCGCGAGACATGATCTCGACCTTCGGCAGTTCGACGCGGGCTGTTGACCCCTCGAACGCGTTGGACTCGAGCAGGCGCTCGTATTCCGGGGACCCCATGAACTTCTCGGCGGCGGACGCGAGCGCGTCCGCACGATGCTCGTTGGCGCTCTCGGCGCGCTGGACCGCCGGCGACTTCGAGCCGAGGTGTCCCATGACCGTTTCGCGGCGCTGGCGCAGAGCGGATGCCTGCTCGCGCAGTTCGTCAGCTTCGAGGAACGCCTTGTCGACGACCTCGAACGCGTCCTTGTCGAGCAGCGGGTTGGTGCCCTGCTCCTTGTAGTCGCTGACGATCTTGTCGGCGGCTTCGTGCTTGTCGGCGGCCTCGGCGTCGATCCGTCGGATCGTCTCGCCCAGTTCGCGCAGCTCGCTCTCGAGCGAGAGGGTGGTAGCCACTGTGTTGCTCCTTTGGGGTTGGGTGGCTGGGTTTACGCCGCGGGCTCGAAGGCCTTGCGGACGGTGCGCCGGGCGAGGAGTCGCTCGGCACCGGGAACAAGCAGTGGCTCGCTCTCGGAAGTCTGTGGTGCAGCCTCAACAGGCGCTGCCGGCGGGGTTACCGCGGGCTCGGGCTGCTGGTGTTCGGCGCGGCGGGAGTGCCCGCCGCCACGCACGAGGCGCATCGCGGCCTGCTCGAGCGTTTCGACGCGGTCTGCCATCCCGAGCTTCACGGCGGTGCGTGCGGTGACCATCCGCCCCTCGCCGAACTCGCCGCGAACGGCCTTCTCGCTGACGCCGCGGCCTTTCGCGACGTCCGCGACGAACATGCCGTAGTACTCGTCGACCTTGGCTTGCATCGCTTCGCGCGCCTCGTCGGACAGCGGCTCCAACGGGTTGCCCTCGGTCTTGTACTTCCCGGCGGCGATCAGCGTCGTGGTGACACCCATTCGCTCGTCGAAGCGGCTCCAGTCTTCGTGCGCGACGAACACGCCGATCGAGCCGACCTCCCCGGATGGCGTGACGACGAGCTCGTCAGCCTGGGAGGCCAGCCAGTACGCCGCCGAAGCGGCGAACGTGTTCGCGATCGCGACGATCGGCTTGGTGCCGCGCGCCGCTCGGATCTCGGCGGCTACCTCCGGGACGAGATCGACGAGCCCGCCGGGCGAGTCGACGTCGAGCAGTATCCCGGTGACCTGCTCGTCACCGAGCGCTTCGCGGAGCATCGACCGAAACGACAGCAGCCCGCCGCCACCGGCCCCGAACAGCATCGCCAGCAGCGACGGCTTGGGGCGGATGACCCCCTGGAGTGGGATCACGGCGACGGTGCCGGCACGGCGTGCCGGCCGGGCGGCTGCGACACCCATCCGTTCGTGGATGTCGTCCTCATCAGCGCCGGCGGCGACGAGTTCGACGAGTTGCGCGAGTGCCTGGGGGCGCATCGCCCACGGCGTTTCGGCGATCTCTCGTAGGACGTGCGCGTTGCGTGTCATGGTGTCTCCAGTTGGTGGCCGTTCCGGCTGTTGGCGATCGCAGCTGCGACCTGAGCGGCAGCTGCCTGCCCGCCCGCGAACGCGGTGACGGGCAGCGCCCCGGAGTCCAGCCACGGCACGTCGGTGACGCCCTTGATCGCGAACGGCGGCTTGTTCTCCATCCGTCGCATGTCATCGATCGACAGGACGTGCTTCATCTTCTGGTAGACCTCGGCGCGCGCTTCGAGGTCGGGGCGCAGCTGCTCAGCGAGCTGCGACTCGACGAACAGGTTGCGCCACGACGGGACGAGCGTCAGCAGCTGCGCCTGTATCTCTTCCTCGAACTCGGCGGCCCATGACCCGACGGAGTCGCGGACGTATTGCTCGCGGAGTTCCTTGACGTTTGACTTGATCGCCTGATCGAGGATCCCCAGCACCGGCGGCGGGATCGAGTACGCCGCGGCGATCTCCTCGCGGGAGAGCTTGACGAGCTCCACGACCTGTGAGTGCTCGGGGGTGTCGGAGATCGACTGCCATTCCCCGGACGTGACCGCTACCCGCCCCGCGTTCTCCGGGCTGGTGTACAGGTCGACGAGCATGTCGCGGATGTCGCGGGCCTTCTCCTTCGTGACCTTGTCGACCTTCAGGTGCCCGGACAGCCGCGCGGAGTTCGCGAAGTACGACAGCAGGTGCCGGACGACCGCTTCGTGCAGCGCCAGCGTGTGCTTGCACGACTCCAGCGGGGAAATCCCGCCGGTTCCCTCGGGGTCCGTGCCGCGTCCAAAGTGCACGACATCGTCGGGCGCGACCCTGCGCGGCCGGCCGCGCGGCGAGCCGAGCGGCCCGTACGCGCCGATCTCGTAGTAGCCGACGTCACCCTCAGCGTCCTCGTAGGTTCGTACGCGCCGCCACGACACGTGCCGGCAGCCCGTTGGCTGACCGCCGCCGCCGCTTCGCTCCAGCGTCCACAAGGCGCTGCCGTACACGAGGCGGTCGACGACGGTGCTGTGCCAGCGCGCGAACCGTGATGAGCGATCCGTCGACGGCGAGGACAGCAGCCTGTCGAGCGCCGCGCCGGCGGCCGGACGGCCGGGGGTCTGCGGCACGTCACCGCGAACGCGGCGCCGGTCACCGACCTCGTCGAGTTCGAACACGTGCAGCGGGGTGCGGGCGTAGCCACGGGCGATCGTGTTGACCGCCGCCCACACCCACGGGTTCGTGAGGTAGATGCCGCGGTAGGTCGCTGAGCGGTCCTGGCCGCGGGAGGAGACGAGCGGGATCCGCCCGATGATCGCTTCGAGCTGGCGGCGATCAGCGATCGGGCTGGCGACGGCGACGTACTCGCCGGTGGCGGTGCGCAACTTCACAGCGAGGCCGCCCTTTCTCAGGCTTGGATGAACGCGATCTGCTCGCGCGGTACGAACACGTCCCCGCCGAGCGCGATGTCGTCGTCGAGGTAGCGCGCGACGCTTAGCACCAGCCCGTCGCGCGCAACGGTGCGCAAGGTCCCGGAGAGCGTGCGCCCCTCGGTGGTGTGCACTTCGATGCGGCGCAGCGTCTGCCGGCTTAGCCAGGAGCCGATCATGCGGGCACTTCCTCACCGTAGGGGTCGATGACGACCGCGCCGAGGTCCGCGCCGCCGTCGTCGTTGGCGTGACGCCAGCGCGCGCGGTGATGCGCGACGATCATCGCGACCGCTGAGTCGATCTTGTCCGGCGAGTCGGGGTGCGACTTCGTGACGACGGTGTAGCCGCGGCGTTTGACCGCGACGCAGTTCCCGAGATGCCGGCTGAGGATCTCCGTGTTGTCGTGCGTGAGTTCCTTGTCGCGGACGGCCTGTTCGAAGTCATCGCAGGCCGGTCCGAACCTGCGCACCTGGTTGGTTTCGAAGCGGACGACCACCTCGCCGTAGTCCGCTTCCCAGTCCTCAACCTCGCGGTGCCAGCCCGGCGGGTCCGGTGCGAGCTCCACCACCTCGTAGTAGCTCATCGCCCGGTCGAGCGTCTCGATGACCTCGCCGCGTGGTGTGCGCCAGCGGCCGCCAGGGTCGCTCAGCGGCTTCTCCCACGCCGCCACCAGGAACACGTGCGGGCGGGGCTCAACCGTCGCGCCGACCAGCACCGTCGAGTCGCGGCTGTAGGAGCCGTCGAACGCCAGCACCACCTGCTCACCCTCGGCGACTTCGCGGCGCGCTGCGCGCTGCGCGAACATGTCGGTCGATAGCCACTTGCGCACGGCTTTGCGCCGCTGGTTGAGCCAGTAGCGACGGAACTCCGCTTCGTCAACTTCGGGGTCCTGGAGCTGCGCGATGACCGATGGCACGTCGGTGAATTCCCAGGCGTCACCGGAGGCTTCGCGCAGCGCAGCCGCGACAGCCCGGTTGTTGACGGTCCCGCGCTTGGTTCGGATCTCGTGCCGTTCGGAGGCTTGGCGGTGATCGAACAGGATCCGCGGGTCCTGCACCTTGCCTTGGCGCACGAGCTCGGCGTAGCGGTGCGCGGCTTCGGCGACGGACTGCTCCCCGGGCGCGTACATCGTGGTCGTCTCAAGCGACCAGGCGTCCGCTTCGACGCGCTTGGGGACGTTGCGCAGCATCGTCTTGTGCGCCTGGCGGTGGCGCTCTGAGATAAGCAGGTGCGACTCGTCGAAGTGCTGGAACGATGTGCGGCCACCATCCCTCGCTGATGGTGCTGAGGCGAGCGCCTGGATCTTCCCGGGGGCGTGGCGATGCACTACCCGTTCGATCGCGACGTCGTAGTCGCCGGCGAGCTCGCAGCGCTGCACGATCTCCATCACCGCGCCGTACGCGAGGTCCTCTACCTGTTCCTCGGTGACCGCGACCATCGGGATGTACGGGTCGAGTACCGGCCGGCCGACCGGCACCCATTCGCCCGCCTGGATGTGCCAGCCGTCGCAGCGGACCGGTGCTTGGGGGTCCATCTCTCCGATCGCCAGCCATGCCGCGATCTCCGTCTTGCCGACACCTTTGCGGCGTGAGAGCACCACGCGTTTGAAGCGCCGGCGGCCGGCGAGCTCGTGCTCGCGCGGGAACACCTCGTAGGCGCGGTAGATGAAGCAGCGCAACTCGTCGGTCAGCGTGATCGGCTCGCCGAGCACATCCCCCGGCCCGTGCACCAGGCACGCCTCGAGCCAGTCGCAGACCTCCGGGCCCAGCGTCGGCCACGGCTCAGCGTCAGGTTCGGGCACGATCAGCCGGGTGTCATCCACAGTTACGCGCCCTTCACGAGCTTCAGCCGCGGGTCTCGGCGCGCGCGCGCGGCCGGCGCCGCCGGCGTCCCGCTCTCGCTCGCGGGGGACGGCGGCTTCCAGCGCAGCCGCTGGCGATCTTCCGCGGTGCCGCCGAGCTTCTGCTCGTTGATGCGGATCTCGGCGAGCAGGTCGATCTTCTTGGTCAGCGTCGTGTCGGGGTCGTGGTAGGCGTCGACGAGGTCGGCGAGCAGGTGCAGCCGCTTCCAGTCGGTGCTCGTCAGCAGTGAAGCCTGCGGCGAAGTGACCCACGCCGCGTACCAGTCGCGCGTCTGACGCCGGCGACCCTTCCTGGGCGGCAGCTTTGGCGCGCAGGCCGGTGCGGCGGGGTCGAGCGTGGTGAACGGCGCGGAACGGTCATGGCCGCGGCGCTTACCGGCGTCCATCGGCGCTGGTCCCTTGCCTGCCATCACCAAACCCCCAGACTACGGGCCGAAAAAATCGACTTAGGAACGGGGCGGGAGGCGCCCCCGGGGAGGACTTTTGACCCCCCCGGTTGCGCACGCGGCGCGTCGGCGCGGCCGTGGCAACCGCGGCACAGCGTCATGTAGCGACCAGGGTCCGGCGCGTGCTCGACGTCGACGTCGACGTGGTGCGCGGTCAGATCGTCGGTCGTGCCGCAGATCAGGCAGCCGCCATCGCGCTCGATTGCTACGCGCATCGCTCGCCGCACCGCGGCGCGGTCACGGCCATGAGCTCGCTGCTTGACGTGCCGGCGCGCGTTGTCAGCACGCACCAGCGGCGCGGCGCACGCGGGGCAGCGCGTCGCGGTGGACGGTCGACCACAGTCAAGGCACGGGTTCATCGGTTCAGGTGATCGGACGTTCGACGGGAAGCACGAACCGGAACTTGCGCTGCTTCCCGTCGCTGGTTCGGGTTGCGGTTAGATCGGCGTGGTAGGTGCCGGGCACCAGCGTGTTCAGCTCGCCCGTTGTGGCCCACGCGATCGTGATGTTCGGGCTGGTGTCAGCGCCGGTGATCCCGGTTGTCTTGGTGAGCGATGCGGCGGAGCCGACCTGGCCGACCTTGAGTTCGAAGGTGTGCGCGACCGTGCCGAACGCGATGAGGTTGCTTTGGCTGTCGCGCCAGTTGAGCGTGAGGTCCGGTAGGTCGGCGCCCTGGATGTATGGGGGGGCTGTGATCACCGGGGCTCCGTGTATTCGAGGATGGCGTGCTCGGTGTGCGCGACGCGGCTGCGCGGTTCGGTGTACTCAAGGAGGGTGGGGTGGGGGTCGGGTGGGCTTGCCCCTCCGGCGATGAACTGCGTGACGAGGCTCGCGACGGCGGACGCGACGGCGGCGAGTGTCTTGCCAATGCGGCGTGTGATGGTCGCCGCTCCCGTGGCAGCCGCGGTGAGCGTCGTGCGGGCCGCCCTAGCGATGGTCGCTGAGCCGCTGGCGGTCGTACTCACCGCCTTGCCTATCAGCACACGAATCGTGGCGACGGCGACCGAGGATGAGGTGACCATCTTCCCCGCTTGCCGAACGATGACAGCGGAGCTCGAGGTGACCGCCGTGAGCGTCAGCAAGATCACCTTCGTCGCGACCAGCGTCGCAGTGCCGGCCGCGGTAGCGGAGAGCGTCTTTCCTACCGCGCTAACGATCGTCGCGGCGCCCGTGCCACCGGCCGTCGCGAGCTTGCCGACGCTCTTGACGATCACTGTCGCGGTGGCCGCGGTGGAGGTGACGATCTTGCCGGTTCGCCGCTCGAGCAGCGGTGACGCGGTTGCGGTAGCACTAAGCGTCTGGGTGAACGTGGCGGCTGCGGCGCCGAGAGCGCCGATTGGGCGCGACGTCGGCCGCTGCCGAGCGACCTGCCTGGGGACCGGGTAGGTAACCCGCATCAGCCGCCGAGCCTCATCCCGGAGCGGGTGACCGCGTTCAGCGACGGCGCGTTGCCGCCGCCTGTTGCGTACTCGTAGGCGCCGATGTCAGCGGCGACGCGGGCGATCAGCTCGAGGTCAGTGACCGGAACGAAGCTCGCATGACCAGCGGCGATCGCTGGGCTGCCTGACAGCAGGTGGTAGTCCCGGCCGGCGGCGCTGACGAATAGGGGATCACCGCTCAGGTTGTTCGCGAGGGTCATCGGGTGCAGCGCGTTGTTCTCGAAATAGTCGCCCGAGGTGTTGCCGTGGATGACGTTGTACTCGGCGGTCTGGTTGCTTCCGGCTGAGCCCTCGTAGTAGCCCTCCAGGCCGTAGGTGCCGTTGAACGCGAAGATCGAGTTGCGGACCTCGAGGTCGATGATCGATCCGTCGAAGATCGCTCCGCCCTTGGCGTTGTGCGCCATCACACAATGGAACAGCCCGTTGCGCTGGCTGTTGGCGCCGCCGGAATAGAACTGCATCCCGAAGCCCTTGCCGGCGTCGCGGCAGATGCAGTTGACCATGTACGAGTCGCTGCACTCGATGTAGGCGCAGTGGCTGAGGTTGTCCTGGCCGGCAGCCGCCGGGTCGATCGAGTGGATCAGCGTGTTCCAGACCTGCAAGTAGCTGCTCGCCGCGTCGGCGTAGATGCCCTGCGCGCGAGTGCCCGCCGACGACGGGCGGTGGTCATGGATCAGACACCGGTCGACTTCGATGTGGCCGGCCGTGTACAGCGTTACCCCCGCGCCGTTCGCGGTGTGGTTGTAGCCCTTGATCTCGAAGTTGCGCCACCGGATGTAGTCGGCCAGCCACGCGCCCTCCCCGTAGAAGCTGAGGCAGTCTCCCTGCGCTGCGACGTACTGAAGGATCGGCCGCGTCGGGCCATAACCCTCGATCGTCAAGACGTGCGTCGCGTCACCGTTCCTGGCGGTGTTCGTCGTCCCGTGTTGAATCCGTTCGCTGTAGGTGCCGGAGTAGACGAGGATCTTCGCGCCACCCGTGATCCCGGTCAGGTCTGGGATCGTGCTGATCGCGTGCCCGATCGTCGCCCACGGCGTGCTCTCACTCTGAGCTTGCGCTTGCGTGCGGCTGTCATCTCCACCCTCGCTGGCCGGCTTGACATACCAGGCGGTGCCGGTGGACTCAGCGATCCTCGCCGGGAGCGCCATTGGTCACCCACCCCACCCCGAGCCCGCGGGGATTCTCGGTGCCATGTTCACATCCGGCGGCGTGAGTGCTGCTGCCGCGGGCTCGCCGAGCAGCAGGTAAAGGAACTCGGCGGCTGTTGTCGCCACGTCATCCCATGTCAGGACGACGTTCGACCCCGAGAGGGAGCCGTCGGCCTGCGCGTCGAGGGTCGCTCCTGACGCGGCGGCAAGGTGTCGCGCGAACGCCTTGGTCGTGCTGAACATGCGCGAGGCCTCGGTGAACCCGGAGGTTCCAATGTTGTCGCTATCGACGATTCCGGCGAAGCCGTCGCTACTGCCGTCGGTCGCGCCGAAGACGGGGCCGCCGAGGTCTGCGTGGGTCGTGTCGATGCCCGCGTTCGACGGGATCTGGTTGCCCCAGAAGATCCCTACCTTGGGGTTCCCGGACGCGAGCGCAAGGTTCTGCGTATTCGGGGCTCCACTCGTCGGTATGTTCGCCGTGCCGATCGTGGAGGTGAACGTGCCCTTCAGCGCGATGTAGTTGCAGAGAAGTGTCAGTGTGGTCTGATCTACCCAGCTGAGGCGGAACCCGTCTACGGGCCAGTCCACCTTGGCCGCCAGGTCTGCCTCGGAGTCGGCGGCCGTGCCACTCGTGAGGAACAGCAAGGCACGATCCTTCACCCACGATGCGAGGCTTGATCCGTTCACCGCGTCCTGGAAGGTGAGGATGCTGCACCTACGTTCCGTCTCGTCCTTCGCCGCGCCAAACATGAAGCGGGCGTGGGCCTGGGAGAAGTTGGACGTGTAGGCGTGACATGGGAACAGCAGCAGGTCGGGCTTGCCGAACCCCGCCGTGATGGTGATGTCCTGGGTGGCTCCCGCGGCCGTGTTGAACGCGCCGACCATCGCGTCCGTGATGTCCGACCCGCCGAGCGCCAGGTAGTGAACTTTGATCTGGGAGGCGGGGGCGTTGACCCAGTTCAGGGTGAACTGCGACGGTGTGCCTGAGACGAGGCTGACGAGGTCAGCCTCGTAGTCGGTCGCTGTCGCCTCGACCGCGTCAGACGTGAGCCCCTTCAGGACGGATGCTATATCACGGATATGGACCGTTGCGGACGTCCCCGCGTTGTCCTGGTTGAAGAGACCGATGCAGAACTGCTGCACCGCGGAGCCACGATAAGTGCCGGCCCCGAACGAGAAGATGCCATTACCGTTGGTGATCCCGTCAGTGGTCTCGTACGTCGCCCAGAGGAGCAGCAGCCTGGGCAGCACCCCGTCGAACGCAGCCCCAAGGTTGTAGGTCTGGTTGCCCGTTGCGGCGGGCGCCGTGATGACGCCCTTCTCGACGACGAGGCCCACAAGCCGCTACTCGTCCCACACGATGTAGAAGTCGAGGTGCTGCGCGGTGCCGGTCGGCAGCAGGATGCCAACGCCGTTCGCGGTCCCGGCGGGGATCACGAGCCCGCCCGCACCAAACGTCCAGACCATCCCTGAGCCGATGGCGGCGCCGAGCGACGCGCGCACGATCTCGTCGCTCGCGATCGCGTCAACGGTGTGCGTGTTGGCTGCTGTGGCGTCGGCGGCCGGACCGTTGCCGTCGTGCTTGGTCTCGGTGATCGCCGCGCCGACGGTGCCCGCGGCCGTCAACCGGTTCAGCGCAACCGCAACCGCGATGGTCGTCGTGTTGAACACGCCGACCTCGACGATCTTCGGCGAGCACAGCGAGGCGATGTTGTAGAGGCTCGGGCCGCGCGCCGCCGTAGGCAACGCGCTCGTCCGGGCACTGGCGGTGAAGCGCGCCATCTACGTGAACTGCACCTTGCAGGTGAACTGGATCGAGTCACCCGACGCGAGGTTGATCGTCGCGAAGTCACCCTTCATGAACAGGTTGCCCGCGGACGCCGCGTCGAACAGGCCGGCGTTTGTGATCGCGCGCACAGCCGTTGCCGTGATCGTGCCGATCACCTGATAGGTGTCGTTGGTCTGCGTGGTCGTCTGCTGGGTGGACGTGCCGGCGGTCCGTGCCTCCGCGGACTCCGTGAAGAGCGTTGTATCCGCCGCTGCCGCCGTGCCCGCACCGGTGCCCCACGCCACATGCAGCGGCTCAGTCCCGGCACCCTTGATTCTGTTGGTGGTGATCGCCTTACCGGCGTGCGTGTAGACGGTTGCCACTGGATCTAGCTCCTATGCGTCAGGCGCCACCAGAGGCGCCGCAGCGGGTTGCGGTGGTAGTACGCGACAGTTCCGAGCTCCTCGCGGGTGCCATCAGCGCGGATCACGGTCGCCTGCATCTGCGCGCACTTGAGCCGGCCCTTCGCGCCAAGGTCAGGCATCTGGTCTCCTTCTTCCGTTACGGGTGATGGCTGGCAGCTGGGTCCGCCGCCGGCGCGGACGCGGCCGCTGGTAACCGGCGGCTGACTGCACGCTGGATGGGCGCCAGAGCGCTGCGCCTCGAGCGGTCGGTACGCCGTCCTGGTTGAGCTGGCTGGCGATCGCCTGCAGCGTGAGGCCGTCGGCGCGCAGCTGGCGGATGCGGCCTTGCAGCTCGGGCTGGTCGGACACGCTTGGGCGGCCGGTCGGCTGACCCAGGGCGCGCTTAGCGGCGAGGCCGGCGCGGGTGCGTGCGGCGATGGTGCGGCGCTCCCACTCTGCGACCGCCATGAGCACTGTCGAGCACATCCGTCCGCTCGGAGTGGAGGTGTCGACGTTCAGGTCGAGGGCGGTGAGCCCCGCGCCGGCGTCCTCGAACCACTCGAGGAGGTCCCCGAAGTCGACCACGCTGCGACTCAGCCGATCGAGCTTCGCGACGGCCAGTCCCTCGGCGTGCCCGTCGGCGATGAGCTGCAGCGCACGCGTGAGTCCCGGGCGATCGAGCGTCTTGCCCGTGATGCCCTCATCGGAAATCGTGTCGACGACATCCCAGCGCTTGTACTTGGCTGCCCGGTCGAGCTCGTCGCGCTGAGCTGCGAGGCCGTATCCGAACTCGGCTTGCTCTTCGGTCGAGACCCGGAGGTAGAGGACCATCCGCGGGGTGCGCGAGACTTCCTCAGTGCCAGCGGCCATCGAGATCTCCGTCGGGCAGGTGTTCGGCGCGTGGACCGTCGTCGGGCAAGCGTTCTCCCGGTCCGGATCACGTCGAGTGGTGCCCTGCCGATGTCAGTGTGGGCTTGAGCGCTGTGTCCTGGTCGCGCGGCTCGTGGCGGGTGGTACGCGTGGCTGCGGTCCTGAGTGCCGGCTGCGGGCGTCAGTGAAGACCGGGGACCGATTCGGAACCTGGACCGTGCTCGAGTCGTGGATGGCCGGCGGATACCGGCGCGCTCGGGCTCGGTGTGACTGCGGCGTGCTACGCACCGTCAACGCTGCGGTGCTCGTCCAGGGACACTCGCGGCGGTGCCGGGCGTGCGCTGCGCGCGAGCGGCAAACGAAGCACGGGCTGAGTGGCTCCGTGACCTACAACAGCTGGAAGTGCATGAACCACCGCTGCTACGCGCCGCACGACGTCGCGTGGCGGTACTACGGCGGGCGCGGGATTACGGTCTGCGAGCAGTGGCGTTCGGAGTCCTACGGCGGCGCGCCGGGGGCCTTCGAGAGGTTCCTCGCCGACATGGGCGAGCGCCCTGACGGCACGACGCTGGACCGCATCGACGTCGACGGCTCCTACAAGCCGAGCAACTGCAGGTGGGCCTCAGCCCGCACGCAGAGCGCGAATCGGCGCCATACGCAACGGTCTGCGGCCTAGCGATTTCCACTCACGCCCGGCTGCGTAGAAGGCAGGGCTTGCGTCCGAGTCTCAGCGTCCGAGGATGCGGCGCATCTCGCGCGCTGCTACGCCGACGTCGTCGAAGACGGGGACGGTCGCGAGCACCATGTCGGCTGGGGCGTGCCGTGTTCGCGGTCTCAGGACGGTGAGCTGGTCGAGTTCGCTGCGTGAGCGCTGCGGGGCGTGCTCGACGAGTGGCCCGGCGCTGAGCAGCACGTGCAGGCCTGCGGCGGCAGCGATGTCGCAGAGCGTGACGTAGTCGGGGTCTGGGTTCACCAGTCGTCTCCCACGGCGACGCTGCGCCGGTCAGCGAGCTCGTCGAGGCCTCGCGCGATCGCGTTCGGCGCCGGCGGGCGCGGTGGGGGAGTCGGTGCCGGCGGCGGGCCCGGCGCCTTGTCGGCGCCCATCCGCTCAGCTGGTGCTGAACAGCAGGCCGAGAGGTGGGTCCGTCAGGCGTGGATCCGGGACGGAGGTGATGCCGCGCTCAAGCAGCTCCTCGTGAGCCCTCGCGAGCACGAAGTCGTCGAGATGCACAAGCACGTCGAGGCCTCGCGGGAGGCCGTGGAGTGCCGCCGCGACGTGGCGAGGGTCGCCGGTTATCGTCGCGGTGGTGCGCATCAGCGACGCGGTGGTCGGGCCGCCGCCCGGGGTCAGTAGACGCTCGGATCGACGTAGCTCATGTCGGTTCGACCGCGTCGATCTTCTTCGGGCCCGCGGCCGCGGTGACCGTCCAGCGGTCGTACGGCTTTCCGGCGTTGATCGCGTCGACCATGGCGCTCGTGATCTTGTGGCCGAGCTCGCGGTAGCGCTTGAGGCTGAACGACTCGCCGCTGATGGACGGTGAGAGGCGGATCTTCACGCCGCCGACGACCGTTTTGCGGACGCCCTTGGCGCGCTCGTCGATGTCGTCGCTGAGCGGCACGCGATTGCGGTAGCGGCCGCGGAGCTCGTCGCGCGCGGTCTTGGCGTCCTCGAGCTTGGCCTCGAGCTGCTTGACGGTGACCTCGGCGTCGTGCAGGCGGCGGGCCTGCGGGGCGCTGAGGATCTTCTCGGCCGTGGCGGTGCTCATCGGTGCCTACTTCCGGGTGCGCGCTCGGCTGATGTGCTCGAGCGCGGAGTCGATGTGGCCGGCGGCGGCCTTGAGCTCGTCGGCGAGCTCGTGGCCGTTGGGGATGTCGCGGGCGGCCGAGTGGACGGCGAGGAGCGCGTCGCGGGTCAGGACGAAGGCGCGCTTGCTCGTGTGAGCGAACTCGCCGGCGAGTTGCTGCGGCAGAGTGGCCATCGGTGGGAGGCGGAGCTGCTCCAT